ACGGAACGTAGTAGATCCATCCCCTAAAGAATATTTGGCACGTTGACTTGGATCAGCTAACCAGGTTGCATCGTCGATAGCTTCAAATTGACCACGTTCAATAGCTTCCCACATAAACGGATAATCTGCACGGTTATAGATCTGGCCGTTACCTTGCACGTAACCATCAGGTAAGCGCATTGGATTGCCATTGAACCAGGAAACAGATCCAATATATGCAGAAGATCCAGTAAGAATCTCAATATCTTCTGAACCATCGAACGGTTTACCGTTAATATTGACCGGATCTTTTAATTTGGATGCCGTGGCTGCATTACCCTGAATATTCATCTGTTCAGGTGCAAGTTCCTCAATGGCTGCTTTCAGTACCGCTGGACTTACCAGCTTTGGCACCTCATCCAGTCCTTCGGTAGCTTCACTAAAAGACATATCCAGATTTACTGGCATCCAGGTCATATTGCTAAATTTAAGTACCTGGCCTTCTATACCGTCCGGCAATATCTCGTCATGGCTAAATGCCAGATCTTCTGCGCCGTCGAAGGATTTTGTAGTCTTACCCAGCTGAATATTGACAGCATCTTTCAGCTTGCCTGTGGTGCCTGAATGGTCCGCTTCTTCTGCATGATCTGCTTCTAGTGCATGATCCGCCGATGCAGCATTGCCTGTTGTGTCCTGGTTAAGTATGGGTACACGTTCGGCAGGAATAGTGCCTGCAAGAATTTTACTTGCATCAATCGACGTTACATCAATTGAAATATCTTCCGACCCATCAAAGCTGGTCGCTGTACCAGTTACACCGCCACTAATACTGATATTTCGTGCTGTATAAAACTTGTCTGCGGTTGGTGCATTACCGATACCGTTGCCAGTACCGCCATGTGTAGTGGGTAGATACGGCGGTAATACTGCACCTTCTACGCCACTATTCACTTCACCAAAAACCGCACCCATGGCTTTATAGAGTTCGGTAAAGTTTGCATTGATCTTGATATTGCCCCGACGGTTACTGTCACCGCCTTTGCCTGTTGGCTCTACGCCTAACTTAATGTCTTGCTTTGCCATATTTCCTTATCCATAAAAAAAGCAGCCTAGTGGCTGCTTATGGGAATGATTCAATTTATAGGTAATGTGGTCGGACGCGGTTTCGGACTTTGGCACGATTCAGGCCGTCATCCAGCATTCGCTTGGCTTCTAAGATGCCCTGCTCATATTTCTGGTAATGAACAGCTGCCATATTTGGCTCGGCCCAATCACGGAAAGGCTGCATCTGTAGGCGTGCGACTGCACCCGATACCAGATAGTCCTGGAAATATTCGTTTATGAAATCAGGAAAGCTATCACTACTGAGAGAAGGCATAAGCGATACAAGCGCCGTGGCCTGACGTGGTGACTTGAGTTCATTGAATACCAGCTCGTTTTCATGGCTGATGTAATAGTCTGGGCTTTCTTCGTATTTACCCTTGCGGCCTTCAATGCCCCATAAGTGAATGACAGTGCTTTGTTCTGGCACGTCTAAGGGATAGCGTACCGATTCAACTGCAACCTCCAACGGCGTGCAATCATACAACCAGATCCGCGTGCTTTTGCAAAAGTCGCGGATCGTATCGCGCAAAGCATCAACAATGGTACGTTCTGGACATGGTGAAATATGGGTGGCAACTTTCGCTGCTAGATCTTCAAAGAATGCCATTAGCGACCTACTCCTGTGGCTGGGCTTGTTTCTGCGACTGGTGCCAGATACTTGTCTAATGCTGGTTTAGCGCCAATCAGGGATAGTGCTGTGTTGAAGTGTTGCATTCCTTGGCCCTGCCCACCTTCACCCGATAACAGCTTGTAGAGGATAAATTCCTGTAGCGGCTGACGATAAATATTGCTGACTGGTAGTGTTTCTTCTACTGAGATAATCTCATTCGGCTGTTTTGAGTATTCAATATCCAGCTTGGTGCCTGCGACTGCTGGCGGATAAATATAAAAACTGGTCGGTGATCGCTCATCGAACATATATTCTTTAATGACTTGTTTCGGTGTGCCTGAATGCCAGTCTGGATCTGTTGAATCCAGATCATGCTGATTGACCAGGCGGACGGCGCGACCAGGCTTGCCATCATTTTTGACGTTACGCACCACTTTAAGCAGGCGCAAGCCATCCGTCGGTAGTTCCTGGCGCGTACCTTCTGCACACGCCAAGGTTTGAAAAGTAGCAGTTACATCAGGACGAACAAGCACAAGCAAGGCCAATGCCTGATTAAGTGCCGACAATAGCAAGGTTTCTGTAAATGTCACCTGTTCCACGTCGTTTAACTGCGTTTGCTGCACGCCGTCGAGCAATTCCTTTACTGTGATATTCGCCATGATCAATGCTCCTTATTCGTCATTGCCTGCGGCTTCGCTGGCGTTACGTTCTTCTTCGATACGTTGCACCAGGATCAGACGGATAATTTCTGACGCCGTTGTGGTTTGATAGTCAAACTCAATCGCCGGATAAGTCTTGGTGAGGTAATCAGCAAGCTTTTGTTTTGCTGTCGGCTTAATGTCCAGAATGACTGTGGCGAACTTTGCTAACCAATCGTTTGATACATCATCAGCATTAACAGAAAGTAGATCTTCAAAGTCATTACGCGGATCGAAGGCATCTTTCTTGTCCGACGGCGTAGGAATCTGCATCACCGGCACGTATTCTTCATCTGGGAAATATTCGCGGTAGGCTTCTGGAATATTTACAAAGCGCTCATAGTGAACATCATTTTCAACATTGCAAACATGCGGTGAATCTGGATCTGTAGCATCGATTGGCTGGAAGTGGTATTTCACTTTTTTATTGTTGTGAAAACCAAAATCAACAACGGTGCCGCCTTTACGCTTTAGCACACATTCAATTAGGTTTTCTGATGTAAGGTCTGGCCCTTTCTTAGTCATGGCAAAAACTCCAAAAAATTAGGAAAAAAGAAAAGGGCCATGACTGGCCCTTTTCTGTGGTGTGCTTATTAGTAAGCTGCCTGGCGGTAGCGATATTCAAAACGCACGCCGATTTCTTTATTCGCGGCCAGTGTTCCTGCCGATGTTACTTTAGCAATCAGGAACAATGGCACGTCTGCACCACGGTCCTTGATTGCTGCCGATGTAAGCACGGCTTGCACCTGACCCGCTGTTGCTAGATCAACTTCGGTTGCAACTGTCGTTGCTGCATCCAGATCATCCAGGCTTTCAGCTTTTAGCAAAGCTACTTTCAAGCCGACAACGGCTTCGGTATCTGCAACGATGCGGTCAATGGTATAACCAGGCGCCAATACACCTAGAACAATAATGTCGTTATTTGCCAGTGCAGTTTCTTTCGGAAAAGAAACAACTGAACGGTGTGCCATGACCATGCCGCCATGTGAATTGGTCGGAAGGTTTGAAGCGCCTTCATAAGAATCTGAATTGAATTGAGCCATGTTTGACTACTCCAAAATAATGAAAAAGGGAAAGGCTGGCCCAGGACGGACCAGCTTTTAAATCGGGTTAGGCTGGTTTAACTGCTGCTGTATCAACGGCGTAAGAGTTCACGTCTTGACCATTGAAGCGCGGACGTTTCGCGTTAAACATCATGCGGCCAGAAATCGCGCATTTGTTGTCATCCACATCGGTCTTTTTCTCGGTCCAGTCTGCGCGAAGGTTTGCAGAAGACGCATTACCAAAGGCCATAACAAGTGCCTGACGGCCCATGAATGCAGCACGTGCAGTCTGTACGTTGCCAGCTGCGCCGTAGGTATCATCAAGAACAACGTGCTTGTGTTTCTTGAAGTGTACGCCACGGTATTCACCAAGGTTTTGTTTGAAGATCGGTGATTTCTGACCGTCTGCACCAGCTGCCGCTTTTTGGATTTCAAGCCAGCCAGCTGTACCAGCATCAGCACGAAGATCATGCTCTTGGTATGGGTGAAGCAGCATGATGAAAGCATCTTCACCGTTTTTATCAAGCGGCGTTAAACGTACTTTCTTATCAGCGTCACCGCCTTCGGTAGTCGCTTTAACAATCAGCTTATCGATTAAGCCAAGTGTCATCTTGTCGGCTGCGGTCAAGCTTTCTTTAGACGTTGCTGCACCGCCATAAACGATATGGTCTGCGTCATAGTCCTCGAAAGAGTGAGTATCTTTCACCGCATAATCCACGTTCTTAGCAAGAACAAACGGATTGATACCGCGTTTACCTGCCAAGTTGGTGAATACAGTTTGGTCCACAAACTGAGCGAACCATTCAGTCAGCTTTTGCTGTGCAATTGCACGCTGATCGTTCACGGTTTTTTTGTTGGTCATGCGTCCGCCAACGTCTACGCCCTTACGCACCTGGTTGATCGTGATTTCATCAGAATAAGCATCTAATGATTCAAGGTTGCCTTCCAGGTTATCGTCACCGAACGTTGCGCGACCAGTGATCTGCATGTATAGGTCGTAACCTACTGTGTCACCTTCCGACTTGGTTAAGTCATTCAGGACCACGATAGGTGCGTTCGCCATCTGTGCGCCTTTATCAACACGGTTAGCGTTTTCAATGAGGTTTTTCATTACCCATGACTTCGCAATCGTGCTTGAGAACATTGCACCGCCAAAATGCTTCTTAGCGAGTGGCGAACCGAACGGAATTGAATTAGCTTTAGCCATGATTGACTACTCCTAAAGGTTTAAAAAAAATTGAATCTGTTAGCCGTATAAGAACTGGTCGTACTGTTCCGGCGATAATTTGGATAAGGCAACTTCATAATCCACGCCTGTTAATTTGCGGATATATGCGTATGGATCGTCTTGAGGTGTGTCTACGGCCTGCATCTGGGATAGCGACGGCGGCACCTTGGTTGCTGTTTGCTGTGATGGTTTGGCTGGTTTCTGCTGTTGTTTTGCTGCGCCGTTGCCTGGTGTGTAGGGTGTGTCGTTCAGCTCTGGTACACGTAAAGCCAATTGACCACGGACGGCGGACAATACTTGCTGGTGTGTAAGCCCTTCGAGTAAACCGGCCTGATTCATGCTGCCAAGGATCTGATCGAACTGTTCTGCGATATGACGGTTATTGGCAATCAAGGCATTGGCTGGATCTGTGATAAAGCTATTGATTGCTGCTTGCCACTTGGTTTGACCTGCTGCCTGATATTCAGCCAGCTTTTCGTTTGCTTCGACCTGTAGATCCTGCTGTTCAGCTTCGATCTGTGCCAGGCTGCGTTCATGCTTATTCAGCTGACGTGTAAGCTTTAAGCGCTCTAGGTCGTATTGGCCTTGACCTATCTCGCCATCGTCGAACTGTTTAGACAGCGTTTCAAGCTGTGTAATGGTGTCGTCAATGTCGCCTTGTGTAGCAAGCACGCGCTCATTGATTTCATTAAGCTGTTCTTCGTAGTCTGGCGGCTCTGGTAGCTGCTCGTCGGCAGGATCAGCGTCACCAGGGTTAATACCGTCATTGTTATCAGGATTTCCCTTACC